AACCTTTAATTACAGAATTTCATAAAGTATCTGGTTATAGTAATACCATATAAGAGGGATAATTAAATGGGATTAAAACTAATATCAGAAAATTTAGAAGAAGTACAATACATTACTGAAGAAAATGAAAAAGGTGAGAAAGAATATAAAATAAAAGGTATATTCATGCAAGCTGATGTTAAAAATCGGAATGGTAGAGTATATCCTTTTGATATTCTAAAGAAGGAAGTTTCTAATTATAATAAGAACTTCACAAAAGAAAAAAGAGCATTCGGTGAATTAGGACACCCAGACGGTCCGACTGTAAATCTTGAAAGAGTTTCACATATGATTACAGATTTGTATCCAGATGGTAAGAACTTCATAGGAGAAGCGAAAATCATGGATACACCAATGGGTAAAATTGTCAAGTCGTTGATGGATGAAGGTGCTAAACTTGGAGTATCTAGTCGTGGACTGGCCCCTCTACAACAAAAAAACGGTGCATCATACGTTAAGGATGATTTTTACCTTGCAACTGCTGCTGATATCGTTGCCGACCCATCTGCTCCAAATGCTTTCGTAGAAGGCATTATGGAAGGAAAAGAGTGGATTTGGGATAACGGTATATTACAAGAAGCAGAAATTGCACAACATAAATTGGAAATTGAGAAAGGAATTCGTTCAAGAAACGCAAACATCAAAGCATTGGAGTTTGCAAAGTTTCTCAAAAAACTTTAATTTATAAATATTAATATAAAAAAAACAGGAAAAAGGAGATTTCCAAATGGCTGAAATAGAAAAATCAATTGAGGAACTTGAACAAGAAGTAATGGCTGAATTACAAGCCGCTGATGCTTCTGATTCTGCAGTTAATGACATTCACGAAGAAGAAGTAATTGCTGAGAAAAAAGCTCCGAAAAATGAAACAAAAGAAGTAGAGGACCTAGGTCCTGCTGTTACATCTCCAACTGACGCTAAATCTGCATCTGCAAAATCTGGTGAAAAAACAAAACAAACAAGTACAGCACAAACAAAAGGTGCTGCACCTGCTGATAAACCAGAAGTATTAAAAGCAGCAGATATGTTAAAAGCTATATCTGATAAATTAAGTAAAGCAGATGAAAAGAAGTTAGTAGCGATGTACAATAATATCGTCAAAGAAGCAATGGATAATGATGAAGATGACGAAGATGACGATACTAAAAAAGAACTTGCAAAAGCTAAAAAAGAAGCAACGGAAAAAAGAATTAAGGAAATCAAAGTCAAAGAAGACGTTGATGCCCTAATATCTGGAGAAAACGAACTTTCAGATGAATTCAAAGACAAAGCTTCTACAATTTTTGAAGCTGCTGTAAAATCAAAAGTCAGAACAGAAATTGAAAGACTAGAAGATGAATACTCTAAGGAACTTACTGAACAATCTGATAAAGCAAAAGATGAGCTCGTTGAAAAAGTAGATTCTTATCTTGACTATGTAGTTCAAGAATGGATGAAAGAAAACGAACTTGCAATTGAAAGAGGATTAAAAGGTGAGATTTCAGAAGACTTTATTGCTGGTCTAAAACAATTATTCGAAGACCATTATATAGATGTTCCTGACGAAAAATACGATGTGTTAGAAGCTCAATCCAAGAAAATTGAAGAACTTGAAGAACAACTCAATTCACAAATTGAGAAGGACAAAGAACTTCATTCAGAAATTGGCGAACTGACAAAAGATTCTATCATAAAAGATGTATCTGACGATTTAGTCGATACAGAGGTAGAAAAGTTCAAAGGTCTTGTTGAAGATGTTGATTACTCAGATGCTGAAAGTTATAAATCAAAACTTGAAACATTAAAAGAATCATATTTTCCAAAAAGAACTGAAGAACAAAGCACAAATGAAATATCAGATGACGAACCCGTTAATGAGGTAGAAACATCTGGTAAGATGGCTGAGTATATGTCTGCTATCAGTAAAACTCATGAACGTGCAAAATAATAATAAAGTAAGTGAAATATATTGATGGAAGTAGAGACATATACTAAAATAAAGTAAAATTTAAAAAGGAGAAACGAAAAATGTTTCAATCAAACAATTTACAAGAAAAGTGGCAGCCAGTCCTTGAACATCCAGATTTGGGTGTAATCAATGACCCTTATAGACGTGCTGTTACTACTGTTATTCTCGAAAACCAAGAAAAAGCGTTAAGAGAAGATAGAAGCTTTTTAAACGAAGCTGCGCCAGCTAACTCAACTGGTACTAACGTAGATAATTGGGAGCCAATCCTAATTTCATTAGTTAGACGTGCTATGCCTAACTTGATTGCATATGACATTTGTGGTGTGCAACCAATGACAGGCCCTACTGGTCTTATTTTCGCAATGAGAAGTAGGTCAGTATCACAAACTGGTGCTGAAGCGTTAGTTGACGAAGCTGATTCTGGTTTGTCAAACGATGACGCTGCTGGTGATTTAACATCATCTGCTGCTACTGGAAGCAACCCTGCAACTCTAAACGATTCACCATCTGCTGGTACATACTTAGCACCAGGCGGTATGACTACTGCACAAGGTGAAGCATTAGGAGATGCAGCTGCAAATGCTTTCGCAGAAATGGCTTTCTCAATTGAGAAACAAACTGTTACTGCTAAATCCAGAGCATTAAAAGCTGAATATTCTATGGAACTCGCACAAGACCTTAAAGCAATTCATGGTCTTGACGCTGAAACTGAGCTTGCAAACATTCTCTCTGCAGAAATACTTGCAGAAATAAACAGAGAAGTTGTAAGAACAATTTACATTGTTGCTAAAAAAGGTGCCCAAGTTAACACTACTACTGCTGGTATCTTTGACTTAGACACAGACTCTAATGGTAGATGGTCAGTTGAAAAATTCAAAGGACTATTATTCGCTATCGAAAGAGATGCCAACGCTGTTGGTCAACAAACAAGGAGAGGAAAAGGAAACATAATTATTTGTTCTGCTGATGTTGCATCTGCACTACAAATGGCAGGTGTCCTTGATTACACTCCAGCATTAAACTCTAATCTTAATGTTGATGATACTGCAAACACATTTGCTGGTACATTAAACGGAAGATATAAAGTTTATGTTGACCCATATGCTGCAAACGTATCTGCTTCACAATACTATGTGGTAGGTTACAGAGGTAGTTCACCTTACGATGCTGGTATCTTCTATTGTCCATACGTACCACTACAAATGGTAAGAGCAGTTGGAGAAGATACTTTCCAACCAAAAATTGGATTCAAAACAAGATATGGTATCACAGGTAACCCATATGCTTCAGGTGTACTTGCATCTGGAACTGCTGCTGGTGATGTCGGCGCATTAGACGCAAACGATAACGTGTACTATCGTAGAGTCAAAGTAACAAATTTAATGTAACTAACCTTATGTATTACATTAGTTTGTTCCTTGCAACTTACGCAAGTAAACGAAACTGCAAGAGAGGGAACTTTAGTTCCCTTTTTTGTTACCACTAAATACATGAGATTTGTAATCTTATAAATAGTTATATTCTGTAACACACTAACTCAGAAAGAGGAGAGTTTTTTTGGTTGATTTACCTAATAAAAGATATAAAGTAATTTACGCAGACCCACCTTGGTTGTTTAGAACAAGGTCAGATAAAGGAAGGGCAAAAGAAAAAAATCCTGAGGCACACTATAATTGTATGTCTTTAAATGATATATGCAATTTGCCTATAAAGGATATTGCAGATGAAAATTGTGTATTGTTAATGTGGGTATGTGACCCTATGTTAGACCAAGCTATGAAAGTTATTGACGCTTGGGGATTTAAGTACAAGACAGTAGGCTTCACATGGGCAAAAACAAATAAGAAGACACTTGGATTTTTTACAGGTCTAGGATATTGGACTAGAGGTAATCCAGAAATGTGTTTACTTGCAACAAAAGGTAGACCAAAAAGAATACATAAAGATGTTGCACAATTGGTGATTGCACCAAGAGGCCGACATTCTGAAAAACCACTTTTACATGGAGAAATAGAACGACTTGTAGAAGGCCCGTATATTGAACTATTTGCAAGAAAAAAGACCAGAGATAATTGGGACTTTTGGGGCAACGAAGTATGACAATTATGAAGAAAGAAAAGCACAAACGAAAACTAACAGAGGAACATAAAGCAAAGATTGTGCGTACAGGACAAAAACAATCTCAAAGACAAAAAGAATTAGTT